GCTTACATACTAGGTTCGGTGGTTAGGGTCCTAGGGTAAGGTTAGGGTTAGGGTGATAGGGTTATTTTATATTTTTAAAACCCATAACTGCAATTTCAAACATACCACGTGTTGCACACCTTATATTGTCACCTGTCATGCCACTCCCACCATGCCAAGTTTCTTCAATGGAAAGCGATTCTTCCTTACCTACCCCCAATGCAATGACGCCAAAGAAGAACTTCTCTATATGCTCGGGTGTAAAGCCGAACTATCCTACTACGTCATTGCAAGAGAACTCCACGAAGATGGAAATCCTCACCTCCATTGCTGCGTTGAATTTACAACAACTCAGCGTCACGGAGTCGACTGGCTCGACCTTAATGGAAAACATCCCAACAAACAAGATCCACGCTCTTGGGCCGCTTGCCAGACTTACTGCAAAAAGGATGGCGATTATATCGAGACCCCGCAAGATATTTCGATTGTTAAAGGGGGATCTGAATTGGGTTTACGCGCCTTATGTGAAGACTATGACTCTCAAGAAGAATGGTATTCCTACTGTGTTGGGGAGAAAATTAGTTTCTCGTTCGCAGAATTTTTCTGGATACGTTGTCACGGAGACTTTGCGACCATATTAGATGGGGAGAGTCCCGGGGTCATGGTCCCCGAACTATCCTCCCTTGAATTTCCTGAAGACGGGAAATGTTTTGTTTTGATAGGTGACTCAGGAACTGGTAAAACTACGTGGGCTAAGAAGGTTATTCCGAAACCTGCGCTCTTCGTCTCACATATTGACGAGCTCAAGACGTTCCGCATTGGTTACCACAAGTCGATCATCTTCGATGACGTCGACTTCAACCACTACCCGCGTACGTCGCAGATTTCGATTGTTGATTTTGATAATCCGCGAGCGATTCATTGCCGCCATGCGGTCGCTCGGATTCCGCCAGGTATTTTTAAGATTTTTACGTCTAACACTGATCCTCTACTTCTTAGTGACGAAGCTGTGCGACGTCGTTGTAGAGTTGTCCGTATGAAGAGTCTTAAATAAAAGGAGCTTAAAGAATAAAGTCCTTTCTTCTTTCTAGTGGGTCCTCCTCCTCCTCCCTTTTATTCCGGACACCCTTATAATATTACAGGGTGTCCCTCCTCTTCCTAAAAATCTAATGAAAAGATATGGTTATCCAACTCCTCCACTTCGTAAGCGTGGTCGCACTGGTGGGCGGTCTATTCCTGGCATGTTTGCACGTTCTATGGGATCTGCAGCTCTCAGATACGCCGCTTCTGGTGGGAACCCAGCAAGTGCCGCAATGGCAGGTGTGGGTTCACTAGCTCGAGGATTTATGGCCAGAAAGCGTGCCGCCAAGTCAATTGCTCGCAATAACAACCTACGTGCAGGCAAAGCCCGTGCTTATTCCAAGAGCAGTTCTACTGCTACAGGTGCCTCCTATCAAGGAAAGTTTAAAGTGAAGAAATATACCAAGAAATCCGACCCTTATCGCAAGTTTGGGTTTGTGCACACTTCAGAGGTCAATGGAACTGTAAGTGACCCCAACTGCATCTACCTCGGTCATTCAGCTATGTCAGGCACATCAATGCTTGCATTAATGTGCCAAGCTTTGATGAGAAAGCTGTTTAAAAAGGGGTCAGGCTGGGACTGTCCATCTATTGATACCCCAATTAAGGGTTATGAAGGATTTGCTGATGGTTGGAGAGTTATTTTGGTTATGCGTCAGTATGATACTGGTGTTGAAACCACGTATTCTGCTGATACGTCGACTACAGAGACGATTTACACTCTAGTAGGTGATCCAGCTTCTGGAGTCACTGGAACCTTTGCCAACTTCTTTAATTTCATTTATGCCTATGCAACGTCATCCAGTCTAGCTACTACTGCTGTTAATGTGCCTGTCAGACTTGAACTTTATGGCAAGGACGGAAATGTCACCAACTTTTGGCGTCATTGTGCTGGTATCAACCTTCTAAATGAAGTTGTACATATAAGATGCAAATCAGAGATGAAGATTCAAAATCGATCTCTTGCTGCTACTGGAAATGAGTTGACGGAGAGCGTCTCAAACAATCCGCTTGTTGGTCGCGTCTATCATTTCGATACTGGTGCCCCTAGATCCAATACCGAAGGTGTCCAATTTGTAGAAACAATCAACGATTATAATGGGGTGGTTACAACTCGTGCCGCGCAGTTTACTGCACTCACAGTGATGCGTGAACCTCCTCAAGCTAGTTTATTTACTAACGTAACTCATTCAGCAAAGATCAGACTTGAACCTGGTGCTATTAAGAATGATTCTATTGTCTATACCAAGTCTATGAATTGGTTGAAGTTTTTGGATTACTGGGGATTCAGAGTTTCTAACACCGCCGGTAGTTATAAACAGATTAAAATCAAAGGCAAGTCTGCTCTATTTGCACTTGAAGATCTAATTAATGTTAACTCCACTCAGAATATTATATGTGCTTATGAAGTCAATCGTGACTTCAGCTGTTACTTCACTTCAGCTGGCACTACTTATAGTTTTGGTAAGCTGTTCCAAGTTACTCAAGATAATCTGGCTCCTTAGACATGATAAATAAAACTTTTAGTATAAAAAATGTATCACCTTTTAATAGTTAATGGTTAGCGGACTATACTTTGAACTGGAAGGCCAAGTGTTCGAGTCTCATTGTAACTCTTTTGGAGTTTGCCCTAGGTGTTATAGAATGTTCATGCGTCACATGAAGAAAATCACTGTGGATCTCTCAGGAACTGGTGAGTCCCTGCCAACTCCACCTGCTACTCCAAAGACGCCAAGGACAATTTGGTGAATAAATACTTTTTTTATTACTTATGGCAATTCTTTACCCTCCATCCCGTTAGGGCGGCACTTGTGCCGAGGAGGGTAACAGCTTACATACTAGGTTCGGTGGTTAGGGTCCTAGGGTAAGGTTAGGGTTAGGGTGATAGGGTTATTTTATATTTTTAAAACCCATAACTGCAATTTCAAACATACCACGTGTTGCACACCT